TTTAAGCTTATGCATCAATGAAGTTGTTGTGGGTCAGAGTAAAATCTGGTCCCATAATAACAACCTTCATTGATGCACCCGTAGCGTAGGAAAATACATCATGTAAATTTTTATTTTATTTTATATTTTAACGTTGATTATCAACGGAATTAGGTGTTGTCGTTGTAGACTGTGTTGGCATCAAGGATTGATGCCCACCACATGAATTTGATGACAGTGGTTGCTGTCGGGGTGAGTAGGATTGTAGCCTTCTTAGTTGTTGGATCAACTACGATGTCGTATATACCAATGCTTTCTAGCTTCGTGGCTGCAGCGTTGGCTATTACGGTTTCACCGTTACCGAAATCAGTGATTGTTCCTTCCGATGCCGTTAAACGGCCATCGGATAGAACGGTACCTGATAGCTGAAATACAATCATATACCTGCCGGATAATGAGCAGGTTAGAGAGTTAGCTATCGTTGAGGAGCTCCAGACTCCACTATTTAGGTACACTGTTCCTCCAGTGGTTGGGAAGATATTTGATACGGTAGAAGTGGTGATGTTGTATACTTCAGTTGTTGTTACGAACTGCGGATGAGGTTTTTCCAAAATGACCTCATACTCGACGTATAGTTCACCGATTGTGCTTGAGTTTGAGCCAAGATCGGTAGATACTAGCAATTGTCCCATATCAAATGTTTTGATATCAGATCCGGGAACCAAGTACTCTCTTGTGTACAATGTTTCGGGGATCACTGGAACAAGTAATGATAATTCAGCCCATTCAGCCTGTTCAGCATTTGGTGCTATAGAAAACACTTGCTGTTTGCTGGTTGGTAGTCCATCCCCGGCATTATAGTTGAATGCTAGGGTGATACGTCCATTAGTGCTTGTTGACACTGCTGGCACATAATCAAATCTTAGTGACTTGAATCTGTATTTATCATAATTTGCTGCTATGTTCGCTAGCCATGGAAATACGTTAGGCAAACCTGGATTGCATCCATATGCCGTAGTTGTAAATGATGTGCTATTCGCGATAGTACCGATATACTCTCTGTGTTTATAGAAGTTACGCCTCCGTTGTTGAAAGCGGGGCGTGTCATAGCTACACGTCGCGAAAATGCGACTGGCGCAACGACGGATCTTAAACCAGAAACTCGTGGAGCAACCTTCTTCAGGGGCTTCAGCCGGGGCGTGATACTCTTGGCGGGGACCATAATTGGTATCGGGGTAGGTGGGTTTCTTCGCATTTTTGCGGAGGTTGGGGAAATCTTTGGTAGAGATTTTGGAAATTGTGGATCGATAAGCGTTATATTGTCTGGTTTATCATGCGACCGAAGGAGGCCTTGCGCTCCTACCAGCACACCAGCAATGGTTGGTTTGATGCCACGGAAAATATTCTGTTTAGCAAACGTGTAGTCTGCCATCTTAAGATTACTTCCGGTCGCATAGGCAGCGTCATGCTGCCTACACGTTTCGTCAAACTCATCTGTTGCTGGTACGTCGCTAACGACGCTAGGTTGTGCTAGTCCGGCACTCCAATTCGGTCCGCAGTAGTTGCCATGGAATTTCACCATATTGTTGGGTAGTCTGTATGTTTATCAACAGACTGGATGGTAAAGAGGATTTCATGCACATCAAGTTTAGCTTCGAGTGCAACTTGCTCGTCAGGCGTCAACCCCCAAGCTATAAAAACATCCTCTCTGGTTACATCGTTAATTGGAGCGGTTTTACATTCCATTTTCCCTCGTAACATTCTCATTCCAGTCTGCATATAAACAGCGTCACTCATATTACTAATGAGCCCATGACGCATGTACATTCTGTAGAAGCTCTGTAGTACTGGGACCCCACTAGTTAAAGCGAGACCACATTCCCCGACAGCGTAAAGCCATTTCCGAGCAACACATTCACCATCCAACGGCAACACACTCATACTGTCTTTCTCTAAAACAGTAGGTATGTTTCTAACCATAACAATATCTCCATCCGCCAATCTGATTGGGTGTGCCTGGCAGAATTCAACCTGTGCTAAGTCATAAACAGGAAGTTCCACAGTCATGCGGAACCCTAGCTTAATGAAGTAGTCTGATAATCCGGTTTGAAAATTCACCAAGTCCTCACTTTCCATGAAGACAACGCAGTCATCTCCATTGTTGGCGAGTACACCATCAATTCCTTTGGATTTTAAGTAAGCATAGATCATTGCACACATAATTATACAGTTACCTAGAGCTGTATTCATATCTCCACTGAACCGTTTACCATCAACGGTGTAGTACAATGTGCCATCCTCACAAAACCCCATGCCAATGTTGTGCATCTGCCAATCCAATAACTTTTTCAGTAGGATCATGCTTGTACATTTCCAAGTAAATGGAATGTTCCCATGCAAGCAATTCAGGACTTACGTGCATATCAAATTTGGTGGCATCCAACCCCACAGCTACAGGTTTCTTGAACCTTCTCCACTTACCTCTAAGTATGTGGGCGACACGACGTGCGTCATATCCTTTCATAACCGTGGGGCCATCACCAAACATTTTAGCAATTCCCCTATATAATCTGTGTTCTATATGTTTCAGGTACGAACCTAGAACAAGATTGTAGACAGGCTTCCTGGGTTGAATGCACCTAGGAGCCTTATTTTCGTTCACTTTCTCGCATTTAACAAAGGCTATGCTAAACGCGTGTTCTCTCTTCAGTCCAACACTGGTGTGTTCCTCCAATGCTTGCTGATAAATGGTTTTCTTTCGACCAGTATACATCTCAACAACTTCGTCGAGGGAAATCCTGGTGGGGTGTCCAACCTTATCTAACAAACCTCTCTTGAAGGCTTTCAATGTTGATAGAACGTGTTTGTTGTCAACAGCGGGAGGTAATTCATATTTCCCGTTTACTAAACACCGATACATCCGCGTGTGTAGTGCTGTTGCCAAAGTCCCAATATCTGGATTATTAATATTTAATTCAGACTCCGCCATACTCAATCCTGATAATATGTATAGCTTCCTAGTCTTTACTACGCCTGGTTTCATCTTGATGGACATTCTACTCTCATGCAAGTCAACCGTGTGACTTTTTCCATCAAGTGTTACCAAGCCCCCTCAACTGGATTGTGATGGGTTAAAGCCAAAAAAGGCAAAAACCCTTCCGAACCAAGATGTTCGGAGACGACGACTTCGCTTGAGCTCGTCGCTTTCATGGAATATCATTTCCACAATATCATCAATCACTCGACAGACATGTGTCGGCCTCAATCCATGAGAATACATCAAATTCATTGCATATCGCCTAACAGCTAATCGGTTGGCTGGGTTGTTAGAAGGACAACCGAACCTAACACGACATTCTGCGATGACATCACTTGCGTAAGCATGTTTCTTATGGGTACCAATTCTACGGTGACGTTTTTCTTTAACAGGTGTCACTTCCAATTCCATGCCATTGCGAACAATGTTTCCAGTAGATGGCGTTGAAGCCGTTACATGGAAGCTGTCCACAATGTCCTCCGAAAGTGGACTAGTAGATGTTGGGGTGGATGGGGTGGGGACCGGGGTTGGTGTGGCTACGTTAGTTTCCTCAGTGAGGTTATCCATAGCCAAACTATCTCCTAACTTGTTGTATTTCAAGTAATCGCTTGTACGATCATGGTATATCGCCTTACCAACTATGTAAGCTTGTCTAGCTATTGCGACGATAGCAGCTCCGGCCAGAGCATACTTCGCGCCAAAAACGTTATCTGTATTTGTAATCATAGTTGGGGATTTAAAGGAGGTTTGTTTATTTGTTGTCGTACATCTGGACGCTAGAGATTATGGAGACTAGACTCCACAGATAAGGTTGTTACTATGGGCCCTTTTCCCAATACGTTATTCTTCTGAAGAATGATATCCGTCAGGTCTGCGTTCCAAATAGCTTCGTTTCGGCCACGCTCTCTGCTTGTAGGCGTCGGCTATATAAATAGCTGTACCTTACTCAACCAACATCATTTGGTTGTCCAAATGCCCCGCCTTCGCAT